TTCTACGAGAGCCGACCGCTACTGCGTGAAATACGCCGTATGACTCGACCACTGGAGTGGAGTTCCATTCACGAAGAGTTTCTGTATGAAACCTCTACCGCAGCCGTTCACGTTGTGCATAGGGTACTGGAAGCAGTGGACTCTACGGTTGACACCATTAGCGTGTCTACCCTACAGGAGTACTACACAGGAGTGAGTTCACGACTGAATGGCATTCAGCGGGAGCGCATGGGAGTATTTGAAAGCAAAACAGCGTGCATCATGGAAACCGCAACAGAGGTTGTGTTGCCTGCGCTGCTGCTACTCGCTTCGCCGCATCCGTTTCGGAGCAGCGTGTGGAGTGCTTTTGTTGGCGGCGGCAGCGAATACATTAGTAAAACTACAGAATTCATAAATACTTACGGAAGTGTTATATCCAGTTTGCAAGACAAAAAATCCCACTAAACCCCTATATATAAATGGAGAACATCTATGGCTGGAATGAGAGACTACCTAATGTGGATAAAGCAGAATCAAGAGAACACACCTGCGTGGCGTGACGCAAAGAAGTGGCAAGACCGTAATCAGTCTCCACTTCCCAAACCAACAGAACAGTCCAAGAACGGACTACCTGAAGAACACGAAGAAGTGGAAGAGCAGCCCGAAGAATGATGAAACACTTTAATCATGCGCCTCTATCAGTGGAACTAGCAGAGGCAGTGACAGCAACAACAACTCCCCAAGGACGGTGCTACTCCACACCTGATGGTGTGTTTCCGTCTGTGACCACCGTTACGGGCTGGAGTAAACGTGCATTTTTTGCAAAGTGGAGACTAGACAATCCTGAAGAGTCTCGTCGTGTCACCACCCGTGGCACTGCTCTACACTCGATAATTGAGTCGTACATCAAAAACAAAATCACCGAAGCCCAGTACGCAGAGCAGTGCAAGCAGCCCACTCCCGAGTGGGATATGTTCTGCTCCATGCGTGAACACATTGATCGAATTGATCCGGTGGTTGCTGTTGAAGTTCCCCTGTGGTCGCGTACCGTGGGGTTGGCAGGGCGAGTGGACTGCATTGGACACTACGACGGAAAACCGTCCATCATAGACTTCAAGTCTTCCAGCAATCTCAAGAGCGCAAAGGACATTGAGAATTATTTCATGCAAGCCACCGCATACGCTCTAATGTGGCAAGACCGCACAAAGCAGACGGTGGACCACATTACTATTATCATGGGAGTGGAGTCCACGGGCGAGTGCCTAGTATTTAAAAGTGAAACCCGTGAGTGGATTGAGCCTCTTGTGTGCGCTGTACGCGCTTGGAAGGCAGATCAACCTCAGTTTGCATCTAAATAGATGGATGAAGCCATTCCGTCAACATCTCACCGAGGCTGTTAAATCGGCTGAAGGCAAGAATCTCCACCTAGAGCACCTAGAGGACGAGATCATTAACAGCGGCTACGCAGGCTTTCGTGCGGCTGCAAACGCTGTGCTTGGTGTAATGGATTCTCTGCGTGCGTCTGCGCCGTCAAACTACGACATTACAGTAAAGTGGGACGGTGCGCCTGCAATTATTTGTGGAGTGGATCCCGAGAGCGGGCGATTCTTTGTGGGCACAAAAAGCGTGTTCAATGTAACACCCAAACTAAACTTTACTCCAACAGACATTGACGAGAATCACCCTGCCACAGGGCTGAACGAAAAACTTAAACTTGCACTAAAGCACTTGCCAAAACTTGGTATTACTGGAATTCTTCAGGGAGACTTTTTGTTTGACAAGTCCATGCTGAAGCGGGAAACCATTGACGGCAAGCAGTACCTTACCTTTCAAGCAAACACCATCAACTACGCCGTGGACACAAAGTCACGTCTTGCAGGCAAGATGGCAGCCGCACAAATGGGTATTGTGTTTCACACTGCCTACGAAGGCGACTCCATGCAAACACTACAGGCACGATTCAATCCTGATATTAGTGGGCTAAAGAAAACACGAGATGTGTGGTACGACAACGCCACCATGCGTATGGTGAACGGAAACGGATTGTTCACAGACACAGATCGGGTTTCCATTGCAAACGCACTGGTAGCCTTGGAGAAGAAAGCCAAAGAGTTGTCTGCTCTGTTCCGCTTGTTGTCCCGTGATGACGGGTTACGGATGCAGTTGAAAACGTACATCAACACTCTTGTTCGTGTCGGCAAGGTTGGTGGTGACGCAGACGGGTTTGCTGCCTTTGTGCAGGGTAAAGCAGAAGCCACTCGTAAAAATCCGTCCACAAAGAAAGTGCCTACTTACGAAACCATTCGCAAGAACCGTAACCAATTCAATCGCCTGTTTGCCCTACATACTGCGTTAGGAGGCGTAAAGATGGCAGTGCTAGCCAAAATGAACAAGATTGAGTCTGAAGTATCGTCTTTTGTGCGCGACGGTAAGGGGTATCGCGTGACAACCCCTGAAGGCTTTGTTGCTATTGATCGCATCAGCAACAACGCCATTAAACTTGTAGACCGTTTGGATTTCTCAAGAACAAATTTCACGCTTCAAAAAAACTGGAAGCGTAAAGAGCCTGTCTGACTAACAGTTGGTGTCCCGAGACACTGCGGGGAGGTGATCCTTCGTGGCAAGATATACAAAATCTTCAGCGACCAAAAGCAAGGCGAAAGCCATTGTCGTAGCGTTTGGACGCTTTCAGCCACCTACATCGGGGCATCAACTGTTGGCGGACAAGGTAATGGATTACGCAAAGCGCATGGGCACAGACCACGCCATGTTTAGTAGTCGCACAAACGACAAGAACCGTAATCCGCTTCCACCCAACCGCAAGTTTCACTACCTAAAAAAGTTTTTTCCTGACGCAAACTTTGTAGACGACACGTCCATCAAGACTCCGGTGGATATGTTGAAGTACCTTGCAGACAGAGGCTACACCAAAGTGTACATGGTGAGCGGAGAAGACCGCTTTGAAGAGTACAAACGATTCCGAAAGTTTATTGCGCTGGGTGCAAAAGAACGCATTCAAATAGACTCGCTAGACTTTTTGGAAGCAGGCAAGCGTGACCCTGATGCAGAAGGCGTGAAGGGCATGAGCGGTAGCAAACTCCGTGCAGCGATTAAATCGGGCGACTACGAAGGCTTCGCGTCTTCACTGCCCCGTCGTGCAAACACCACTGACGCAAAGGAGTTGTACGGAGAACTCCGTGCAGGACTGGGTGTCAAAGAGTCCCATGACTACTCCAGTGTTATTCGGTGCGCGGCTATACGGCTACTGGAAAGTGATAAATTCAAGCGCAGACCGCCCACTCCCGGTCAAACAGGCGGGTTTTCCAAGCACAATAAAAAATTCCCTACCCCTCCGTGTGCCATTGACGAGGACTTGGGTCGGTGGTTCAAAGAGAAATGGGTAGACATCTCCCGCAAGGGCAAGGACGGCGGCTACGCCCCCTGTGGGCGGTCGGACGCGTCCAAGGGCGCGTACCCCAAGTGCAGACCCCTCCATCGCGTAAGCAGAGAAACGCCCGAAACAGCGGGAGAGATGGGCGCAAAAGAGCGTAAAGCCGCCGTGCGGCAGAAGCGTCGTGTACAGGGCGGAAACCCCAAGGGCACAGGCAACGCACCCCGCCGCGCCACCCACGCGAATATAAAGAAGACTAAATAATACACCAAGGAGATTATGTAAATGGAACACAACACGGTCAACAAGTTAAGCACCCTTCTGCGCTTGGGTATGGTTAGCAAGAACAATGTTCGTCGCGCAACCGCTCTGCTACAGAACCCCGAAAAGGCAATGAGCAACCCTGCGTATCGTACCCTTATGCAGGACATTCTTGTTGACATCATGGACCGTATCCTTAACAGCAAGGCACTGTACACTGCTGTGCGGCAGAACCTTGTACGTGAACCCATGATCACCACCGAAGGCGTTGAGGAAGACCGCACAAAGAATCTGCTCCGCAGCGGACTTGTGCCAAAGAAGGACATCATGGTGGCGCGTCGTGCACTGAGCAGCCCTGCCAAAGCCAAGAGCATGGCAACTGTTCGTGCGTACCGTGAACTAATGATTGACCTACTGGACTCAATGGTGGGCAAGATTACCGGCAGCCCAACCCTGTACAACGCCTTCAAGCAGACTATGGGCAAGCAAAAGGTGGAAGACATGGAAGAGTCGTTTGAGCAGCCAAACGAAAACACCATTGCGGAAATGCTGCTGCACGAAACCGCACAGGAACTCATGGAGAAGAACAAGCCCACGAAGCCTGACCTGTGGGCACAAGCCAAAAGCAAAGCCAAGAGCAAGTTCAAGGTGTACCCTTCAGCCTACGCCAATGGTTGGGCTGTAAAGTGGTATAACGAACAGGGCGGCGGGTGGAAGAGTGTGGACGAAGGCAAGAACTTCTTTGGTCTACAGGCTGAATTGGATGAAGCCAAGTGGGAAGGTTCCCCTGCTCAAGCCGCACTAAAGAAAGCCAAGGCTGACTACAAAGCACACGCTGCGGAGATACGCAAACCTGTTCCCCCGTCCCGTGGTTCCACCCATCCACTGGCTCGTCAGGACAAGAAGAGCGGCAAGATGTACTGGGCTGCTGATCGCCGCAAGAAGGCAGGAAGCGGTAGCAAACGGGCTTCCGATGCTGACTATCGCACCGCCATTAACGAGAGCGAGTACAAGGAAGTGCTAACAGGCTACCCCAACCGTGGCATGAACACTGATCACGGTGCAACAGATCACCGCAGCACAGAGTTTATTACTCAAGTGAACGCAGTGTTGAAAGCCATTGGTCGCTACACCTTCCACAGCCCGTCTGAAGCGTTCCTGCGGATCAAGACCCGCCTGAATCTGCTCATGTTGGACTTCCCGTGGACTCCGTATGCGTGGCAGGACGGCGGCACAGGCACTACAGTGCTGACTGTTACCCGATACGGTCGCGTTGACGGTGTTGACGCAAGCACTGGACAGATTCGGATGGACGGTCGTGCGGCTCCAACAGACGGCTTCTTGGAGTTCAACCTTGTTGCCCAAACGGAAATGGCAGACGACGGCTTCTACCGCGTGACTGCACGGCTGGAACCAAAGTCAGAAATTGGTTTACCCCTTGCAATGGAAGAAGAAACCGGCAGCACCCAAATGAACCGTAAGTCTCCCGCGCAGAACGAAGCGGCTCGTAAGAGGGCACGTGAGTGGCGTTTCAAACTGGAGTCGCTGAAAGGCAAGTCTTTGAAGAAAGAGGCTAACCTGGGCGAAGCCAAACCCGTAAAGGAAGAGATTGAAGGCGTTGAAGAAGGTTATGGCAATCCCTTTACTCCTCAAGTTCCTGGAACATTTGCCGCACCGAATTTAAAGGGAGGACTAAAACCAGGAGACAAAGTAAAGGTTCCCCACAAAGGCAAGATGAAGCCCGTGCCCGTGCAACAGGCTAAACAGGCTATGGGTGTCAAGGAAGAACTGATTGGCGGTCAGAAGCGACTGGATGTAAACAAGAACAAGAAACTAGACGCACAGGACTTCAAACTGCTTCGTGCAAAGAAGAAGCCCGTGCAGGAAGAGTGGAAGTCTCTCAAGAAGACCAAAGCCGACCTGAATGCCCTTCGTGCAAGCGGAAAGCGTGTAACCGTTCAACACGGCGAAGGCGATACTCTGTATCGGGTTTCCAAACCAAAGAAGAAGCCTGTGCAAAAGGCTCCCACCCCCAAGGCAAAGAAAAAGCAGAGCGGATCGTACTGACACGGCAACCTCTTCGTCATGGACTTTAAAGAACTCAACCGCGACAACTTTATGCTGTACGCTATGAGCAACTACAGCAATCCAGAGTGTTTGGGTATGAGTGAGTTCAACGAAGACTTGGCAAAGATCAAGTACGTTAAGCGGTTACTTAAA